TGAAAGCAACTGAACGAAACGAAGGCAACGTTAACGGTATTATGTACCGAACGGACTTTGACCCGAAACTAAAAGATATTGTATTGTGGCAAAATCGTGAACTCGTTGTAAATGCGATTGATCCGATTCAGCCATTCGACAACGTTATTATTTACATGATCGAATTCGGATTATGACATTTAACAACGCCGAAGCACAAAACGAAATACGCAAATTGTTCAATGATCGGTTTACCGATTATTGCACAAACGGATTCGGCGATGTTCCCCCGTTGAATCTTAAAAAGCGAGGTTCAAACAATGTTTATGTTCCAAAGATATTTTGGCAGAACATTGAAAAAGTTGATTTGAGCGATAGCGGCGAACACTGGTTACGATTTTATTTGACCAATGTTTTGAAGCGTCAAAAAAGCCTAACAGGCGGACGCGAACAAGCTGTGGGCACTCATTACAACACTAGGGGGATGGTCAAGGTTGAATTGTATTTTTCGAAAACGGCTTTTCAGTCTGTCGATATCGATAGATTGAATTTAATTGTTGAAAGATGTTTCGTTCAAGAGAATACGAATTGCGGCGTTTGGTTTCGAAACGCAATAATCGTCGATCTAAATCCAGAAGAAACCCATTTCCGTTCAAACGTCTTGGCGGAATACGAATACGATTCCGTTATTAACTAAGGATTTTCAATATGGCTTGCGAACAATTCAAAATCGATTCCAATGTTGTTGGGTTGTCATACGCGCTTGAAGATTGCATTGGTAAGCTTCCCGATGCGGTTCCCGATTCCGGCGATGAAGATGGCGGTAAGTGGTATCCGCTTGACCCGAACGAATTCAGCGATTTTGGCGGCGAGGTAACAACGGTTGCTCGCAACCCGATTAACGCCTCACGGCAACGTCAGAAAGGCGTTGTTACGGACTTGGAAGCGTCGGGCGGATTTACACAGGATATCACGCAAAGTGGTCTTACGCGGCTTATGCAAGGGTTCTTTTTCGCTGACGCGAGGGAACGGGTTTCTACTCACCCGCTGAACGATAAAGCAACCTCAACGATCACTGTCGTTGACGTTGTTGCGGCTGGTAGCAAAATCAATGTAGGCGCGGGTCATGGTGCCAAGTATGCGGTCGGTCACATTCTGAAAATGTCGGGAATGACGAACGCTGAAAATAATCGTGCCGATATGGTCGTTACTGCGATATCGGTTGATGAATTGACCGTTAGCGGCACACTTGTTAACGAAACAGCAACCGCTAACACTAAACTGGAAATTGTCGGGTATCAATTCGCCGATGCGGTCGCCGGTATCGTTTTCACGGTTGGTGAATTGCTGACATTGACGCGAACTGCCGGAAGTTTCATTGATGACGGTTTTCATGTTGGCGAATGGATTTTCATTGGTGGTGATTCGGCGGCAACTCGATTTGATGCCAATGCCCCCGGCTATGCTCGAATTGATGCCATTTCCGCAACCGCTTTGACGTTGCGAGAACCAACGTGGACCCCCGTTACGGAAGCCGCCGAAGCTGGCGAAACCATTCAAATATATTTCGGTTCGTACATTCGAAACGAGAAAGATACGACGTTAATTAAGCGTCGATCGTACCAACTCGAACGAACGCTTGGCATGGATGAAAACGGCGTTCAAGGCGAATACCTTGTCGGTGCCGTTCCAAACGAATTGACGCTTAATTTAACGTCGGCTGAAAAACTGACGGCAGAACTCTCGTTCGTCGCCATTGACAACCAACTGCGAACAGGAACAGACGGATTGAAGCCCGGCAATCGCGATGCCAAGTTTCCCGTTGAAACTGCTTACAATGCGTCCAATGATCTCTATCAATTACGATTGTTTGTGAGTGATCCAGCGAAGGCAACACCGAAATCGTTGTATGCGAAGGTAATGGAAGCTTCCGTTACCATCAATAACAACGCAACCGGCTTGAAGGCAATCGCCACACTTGGTTCGTTCGATATCAATGTTGGCGATTTCGAAGCGGGAGGGGAAATCGAAGCCTACTTTTCGACGGTCGAAGCGGTTCGCGCCGTGAAGAACAACGCCGACGTTGGTTTCAATGTTATTGCGGCGAAAGACAATGCAGGATTCGTATACGACATTCCGCTTTTGTCTTTGGGCGGCGGTCGTTTGAATGTTGAAAAAGACAATCCAATCAAACTGCCGGTTGAAACAAGCGGTGCGGAAAACGCAAACGGTTACACCATGAGCGCAACCTACTTTGCATATTTGCCCGACGTTGCAATGGCAACGGTTTCGTAATCCGGTAATTCAATCCAGTAATCCAGTAATCCAGAAAGAATGAAATGGGAAGTTTAACAAAAGCATTTAAGACAGATAAGCAAAAAGAACAGGAAGGCACTTGGGTTGATATCATCGAAAACGATGATGGCACAATGGCAAGAATGCGAATTTTGCGAATGTCGCAATTCAACAAAAAGTTCTCGGCACGTTACGCAACGCTAGGAAAGAAAAATCGCGTCATTCGCGGTAACAAGCAAGATTTGGAAATCAAAGCGTTGCGTGAAGCGTTTGTTGAAACGTGTTTGGTTGAGTGGGAGTATATCGAAAATATCAATGAAGTTCCAAGCGGAACGATCAAAGAAACGTATATGCCGTTCACTCGCGAGAACGCAATTAAACTGTTTGAAGCATTGCCGGACTTGTTCGATATGATCGTCGGCGAAGCAACGCGACTCGAAAACTTCCAAAGTGAAGCCTTGGAAGCCGATGCAAAAAACTCGTTTCCTTCCTCGAACACCAATTAAAAATTGATCCTGTTAAAGAACAGCGATTGATTGACGAATGCTTACGGTTGGGTGAGAGATTACCCGATAGTATTTTGAACGCTCCAACTCTTGAAAAGCATTTGAGTTTTTACTTAGATGCTTTTTGGGAGTTGAGCAGCGAACGTCAAATTGGTTTCGGGGAAGGTGTTATACCGATAACTGCAATTCTGAACTATGCAAGTCATTACGACTTTAACAGTGAGGAAGAACACGATTTGGTTTTTCTTATACGCAAACAAGATGAAGCGTATTTGAAATATCGCAAATTGCAGGAAGAACGAAAAAAGAAAAAATGAGTTTGCGAAGACTGTCAAGGCAAATGGATGATTTGCGGCATGACTTGCCTAAAGCGGCAAGCGATATTGCCAAAGACGTGGCGAAAGCAGTCTTGGAAGCAATCGTTCGAAATATGCCGGTCGATACAAGCTTAGCTGTTTCGAACTGGCAAGTTGCTTACGACAATCCAAACTTCACAAACTTGCCGCCCCATGTGCCGGGCAAGGGTGGTTCAACTCGCGCCGCGTCGTCCGCCGAAACGCTGACTGTGGGCAACATTATCATTCAAGGTAAACGTTATGGCGTTCCGTTGCATATCAGTAACGGGTTAGACTACATCCAAGATATCAACATTCAAAGTAGTATGCCGGGCTTTGTGAAAAAAGGCATTGATGCCGGTCAAAACGAACTAGCAAAAGCAAAGCTTAATCTATAATGTCGATCGATATTGTTGTCCGCGACAAAATTCAAAAAAGCATTGATCGTAAGATTAAGACGATCGGGCGTTCGGCTGATAGCACTTACGCCAAGATCGAGCGATTAAAGCAATCGTTGAACATCGCGTCCACTGGAAATCTTGGAAACGTTTCAGTAACAATCAATCGCATTTCGTCTTCTGCCAATCGTGCCAGTTCGTCTTTGAATCGGATGAACGCCACTTCGTTCGGCCCTTTATTGAATGCGTTACATCGATCTAACATCGCATTACAACGTTTTGAATCAAACTCTATCAAGAGCGCTCGCGCGTTGCGGACTATTGTTGCAACCGGTTTTCTTGTCGGTGGTGCCGTTGCTGGTTTAAGCAAACTTGATACGTTCAAAGAAACGCAAAACAAACTTCGACCTGTGGCAAACGTTGAAACGCCGGATGGTCAACTAGACGCGATTGCCTCTCAAGAGCGATTGAACGAGTTGACACGTCAACTGTTCGATGTTGCACAGGAAGCCCGCGTGCCGGTTGACGATTTGGCAAAAAGCTATCGTCGATTCGACGGTGCGTTGTCCAGTCTTGGTAAAAGTCAACAGCAAAGCCTTGACATTACAAAGACGGTCGCCAAAGCCTTAACGCTCGCGGGTTCAAATACGAACGAAGCTAGTCAAACGTTGCTTCAACTATCTCAAGCGTTTAACAAAGGTAAATTGGACGGTGATGAATTCAGAACAACCGCTGAAAACATACCCGACCTAATCAATGCCATATCTAGCGCTCTTGGCATTAGTCGCGCTGAAATCTTTGACGCTTCAAAGGACGGGGCGATTAGCGCTCAAATCCTAGTCGATGCTTTCGAAGCTCTCAAAGAAAAGGTCGATCGGGATTTTGCCAGCCTGCCGAAAACAATCGGTCAATCGCTTACCCAAATGCGAAATAGCATTATTCAATTTTTTGGAGCGTTGGACCAAAAAACAGGTATATCAAATAGTATAATCAGTTTCATCGACGGGCTTAGCGCCAATCTGCCCACAGTGATAAATTGGGTGCGGGCTTTCGGTGTTGCATTGGCAACATTGGCTTTACCCGGTTTGATTGCGGTACTTGGTCTATTGGGGACATTAATTGCATCGATCGGTGGCGTTCTAGCGATTACAACGGGTTATTTTGCGTTCTTCGCCGATGAGATAAAAGTATCGTCGGACGGTGTTACAACTCTAAGCGATGTTGTCGGTGTGTTAGCCGGTCGGATTCCCGAATTGATTTCGGCGGTCACAGGTATTGATATCTTTCAAGATATATTTAGTGCCGAAGGTGCGCAAAAAGCTTACGACAACATTATTAGTTTTGCCACTTCTATTCAGGATGTTATTCGAAAACTGATAGCAACAGCCAAAGGTTTCGGGGAAGCCTTTGGCAATGCTTTGTTTGAGAAAGACGCACAAGGCTTTCAAAAGTTTGCACCTGAAAACATATTCACTGAACCTTTCGTTGCCGCATTCCTAACGATCAAAAACGCAGCCTTAGATACCTTTGCTGCAATCGCAGCCGTTGTCGACAAGCCGTTTATTAAACTGCTTGAAGCAATTGATTTGGTTCTAAAAAAGCTGGGCGAAGTTTCCGCCGCAATGGCAAAACTATCGTCAGTGTTTAGCCTTGCCGCATCTAAAGGGTTTGCAGAGGTTGCCGAATCGTTGAGTAAAGGTATAGGCTTCGACCCAAAAAAAGGCACAATGGAAAAAGCCTTTCTTAGCCTGAAAAGCAATGTTCGGGAAGCCACACCCACGCTCCACAAGTTCTTCGACGATTGGAAAGCGTCGGCAATCCGCAACGAACTTGAAATGTCTCAATCGAATAAAGCGTTTTGGGATAACGTCTTACGTGACGCTAGTTCGGCAGCATTCAAGCGGATTGAATTAGAAGAACAAGTTAAACAGTCAATGCAACCAAATCCAGGCGCGTTGCGAGGCGAAAACCCCGTTGCTTCACCCGTCGACAACGAACTAGCTCGATTCAATGCGGCTGTTGAAACCCTTCGTGGTAAAGGTGGATTGGTTGGCGCGGCGTTGCGAGAAAGCAGTCAGTTTGCCGATGAGTTTCGAGTCAAAATCCTCGAATCGGCGTTGGCAACTGAAAACTTCTCTCGATCGACGATTGAAATGGGACTAGGCATTCAAGGGGCTAATCAATCGTTGCAACAAGCCGCGCCTGCCGCCGATACGATGGAAGATTCCGCGTCCAGCGCGGCGAACGCGATTCAGCAAATCGGACCTGCGATTTCAGCGACTCAACAAGTCACGGCTGCCTTCGGTGTTAGCGGCTCTCAACACCTATCCACTGTGGGCAGCGCGGGCGAGCAATCGGGATCGCGAATAGCTTCCGCTATTCAGTCCGCTATGGCTTCGGCGATGGCCGCCGTAAGCGACTTCGCAAATAATGCGATATCTAGGCTGTATGCCGTCGCGGACGCGGCATCGAGCATTAACGTGGGCGGTGGGGGTGGGGGGCTGTTCGGCTTTGCGGGTGGTGGTTACACTGGCGATTTGCCAACGAACAAAGTCGCCGGGGTCGTTCACGGTCAAGAATTTGTTGTCCCTGCCGGACCTGCGAGGCAATACCGCCCGTTGCTTGAGGCGATGCGTAATGGGCAAGCGATGCCCACCATGCCAACCCCTGTTATTGGTTCGGGTGGCAGTAACATGAACGTTACGGTTGAAAATTACGGTTCAAGCCAAATTTCTGTTGAGCGACTATCGGCAACCGATGTTAGAATTATCGCCCGCGAAGTTGCGTTAGACGCGGCTAGAAACGAAGCGCCTCGCGCCGTGGCAAACCAATTGAGAAACCCGAATAGTAAGGTTTCAAAATCGTTTGCACAAAACACCAAAACCGAAAGGCGTAGATAATGGCTAAATTGCTATTGTTACCTGAATCATCAGGCTATGTCTACAGTTTGGCAAATGAAGTTGTCGCGGTTGAATTGGAAGGCGGTTTAACACGTAGCCGCCGTGATGTTGTCGGTGCTAGTTCGTTCGTTGAATGCCAATGGACATTGAACCGTGAAGACTATCAATACTTTCGCGCGTTCTACAATTTTGAAACCGATCGCGGGGCATCGCCGTTCACGATTGATCTACTTTTAGATCAACCCTACTTGCAAGAGTTTACCGCGAAGTTTGTAGCTGACAGTTTAAGACTTTCCGAACATCAAGGCTTAATGTATCGCCTATCCGCTCGATTGGAAGTTGTGCCGATCTACGATTCGGATTTTGATGAAATGATTTTACTTTTTTATAGTCAAGATTCGGGCGTTCTTGACGCGCTGGAACAGTTAACGAATGTCGATTGGTATTTGCCGTGAGTCTAGTTGATTTTTTCCTAAACTCGAAATCAACAATTGTTCAATTTGAAACGATTGAAATTTCACATCCTGATTTTTCGAAAATCTATCGGGTTGTGCGAAATAAAACTGACGGGTTGACCGCAACACTTGAAACTACCGCCGTTGTAACTTTTGACTATTATCCTTTGCAAATATCCAAATCGTCAACAGAAGACGACTTGGATTATGCAATTGAAATTGAAATTGGCGATTTAGGCGAAGTGTTGCCCACAGAACTTGATTTGGTTCAAGCTGGCAACGGGTTCGCGACAAAGCCGACGTTGCTTTATCGAACTTATCGAAGTGATGATTTAAGCGTTCCGATGTTTGGTCCGGTATCACTTGAAATCACAGAAATAACATTTAACAAAACAGGTGCCAAGTTCGAAGCTAAAGCACCTTCGCTTAACATCAACAGAACAGGTGAGGTTTATTCAATCGATCGATTCCCTATGTTGCGAGGGTTCCTATAGTGGATAAGGTTTTGAAATCGTTAATTCCAATCACGGAAGGTTTGAAGCAATGCGAGGTTGCAGTTAAGTTGCTAGATCGATTCGGCAACTTGCAATATCTGTTGCGGGACACTGATGAAATTTACAGTCGATAAATACTTGGATCGCGAATACGATTTCACGCGATACAATTGTTCACATTTCGTTTCGGAAGTCTGGTTAGATTTAACCGGCGAATCGATAATTGGGATTTGTCAAGCTTTTGTTGACGGCGAAGACGGCGAGTATACAAGGCGAATTAGAGAAAGAATCAAACTTCGAACCCCTGAATCCCCATGCGTTGCAATGATTCAATCGCCAAGAGCGTTACCGCACGCTGGCATTTATCTTAATGGCAAAATATTACATTTAACTGAAAACGGCGTTCAATTCGAAGATGTAAACGTTTTACTAACTTACTGTCGAATTAGCTATTACAAATGACTCAAGTAACGATACGAAGAAATTCAATTGATCCGACTGCCGATCTGATATTTAACGAAATATCAGAAGTTGGGGATTTCCTGTATCATCACTTTGAAACTTGGCCGGAAACTGCCGTTGTTTATCAAGATCATGTTGGCGAAGAAAACATTATTCCGATTAAATGTGAACAAGATGTTTGGAACTTGAACAAACTCGAAGGGCACATTATCGTTGTCGTTTATCCCGCTGGATTGTTTGCGATTGGCGCGCTGGTTCTAGCCGCCAACGTCGCAACTATTCTGCTAGCGGGTCGCAAGAAATCTAAGAGCGATCAAGTAACAGCGCAACGGAAAATCCCAACGGCGGGTTCGCCCAACAACGGATTATCTCAACGATCCAATCGTGAACGATTGAACGAACGCATTCCTGAAATCTTCGGCACAGTTCGTTCAATTCCAGACTTGCTAACCAATCCGCATATCGAATATCGAAACAACACGGAAGCCGAATTCGCCTATTTATGTGTTGGTCGCGGTGAGTATGAAATAAGCGATATTCGCGAAGATGAAACAAAAATCGAGATGATTGCACAAGCTAGCCTCGAAATCTATGGGCCGAACACAAGCCCGAATTCGGGCACTCCACAAATCACTGTGGGCAAAGCAATTGACGAACCGTTTGTCTATGCCAAGAAATTCCAAGCGGTCAACGGTCAAAAATTATTCGCGCCGAACACAACAGCACTCTATTCAAATTCTCGAATGTTGTTCTATCCCGATGGTAGAATTGAGGTTGACAATACCGTAAAAGAAAATTCAGCCTTGCCTGATATTTCGTTTACAGACTTTTTTCAAGTTGGTGAAAAGTTTGAAATATACGGGAGTTTTAACACAGATGGGATTTACGATATTGCAGGTGTTGATTCATCGAATGTTTACTTGAACGATCCAACGTCGGTAAACGGTTACTGGACGAACTTTTCGACAAGCGGAACGCCTAACGTTGGCGGGATGTACTTTATAACACCCGGCGATCGAAGTGTAGGGCCGTTCGTACTTGAAGATGTTGACGAAGTTTATTGCAATATTATAGCCGAACAAGGTTTGTTCAAGGACGACGGAACCGATCAATACGCCGAAGCTGTTTGGGTGCAAGCGGAAGTTCAACAGGTTGATTTGAACGATGTTCCATTTGGTTCGCCTTATGTAAAAACAATGTTATTGCAAGGTTCTGCCAATAGTCGCAGTCGGATAGGCGTTACACTGAAAACAACCTTGCCGTTTAGCGGACGTGTTCAAGTTAAGGTAAAACGTAATAGTAATACCGATTTAGGTTGGACCGGTGAGGTAAGCGACGAAGTTAAATTGGAATCATTGTTGGCGGTTAAAGACATAACCGCTTCGCATTTCGGCGATATCACAACTATTCGAGTTGTAAATTACGCAAATGTCGGTTCAATTGCAATTCAAGATCGTAAATTGAATATGCTGGCAAGTCGTGTAATTCCCGTCAAACAGCCCGGCGGCGCGTATGTTGACGGAACTACTAGTAAGTTTGCCGACATAATGCGTTTTGTCTGCCTTGATTCGAAGATTGGCAATCGAAACATATCGGAAATCGATGTTGATAATTTCTATGCAACACAAGACGCGATTGAAGCCTACTTCGGAACATCCAAAGCAATAGAATTTAATTATACCTTCGACGATGAAGAATTCACATTCGAAGAAACGATGAGTGTTATAGCTGAATGCGTTCATTGCAACGCTTTCCGTCAAGGCAGTGTAATTCGTTTGTTTTTCGAGAAAGAAACGGCAAACAGTTCATTGCTGTTCAATCATCGGAATAAGATTCCGCGAACCGAAACCCGAACATTGACATTTGGCATATCTGAAGACAAAGACGGCGTTGAATTGGAATACGTTGACGATAGCGACGGCGCGAAAGTCCATTTCTATTTGCCTTCGGATCAATCCGCCGTTAATCCGTTGAAGGTTGCGCAAATCGGCGTTAAGCATAAATTGCAAGCTTATTTTCATGCCCACAGGCTGTGGAACAAGTTGCAATATCAGAACTGCGCTATTGAATTTGATGCTTTGCAAGAGGCTTCAATTTTATCACTTAACGAACGAATCCTAGTTGCTGACAACACTCGCCCTAATACGTTCGACGGTGAAGTTATCTCGCAAGATGGCTTAACGCTAACCTTATCGCAAGATTTTGTTTTCGAAGTTGGTGAATCGTATACAATCTTTTTGCAATTGCCGGACGGTAGTATTTCGTCGCGAGCTATAACGGCTGGATCGTTAGCTAATCAAGTTATTCTTGCATCGTCGCTGGCAATGCCGTTGTCGGTGGAATCTGATTATTACGCTAGAGCGACTTACGAAATTGTGCAAAACGGCAACGATCGTAAACGGGCATTTTTAGTTGATGAGAAATCATCAACAATCAATTTTATCGTTAACGTCAAAGCGATAAATTATGACGATCGATATTATCAAGCCGATGATGATTTTATCGATTTGATTGTTGATATCGACGGTAATTTAATTTAAGGATTTGGAAAATGACAGTCGTAACAAGACAGCAGCTAGAAGATGCAAGCGTTGATGCTCAAACCCTCGAAGATTTCGTAAATGGTTCAGCGTCACCGGGTACGCTTGTGAGTCGTCTTGGCACCGACTTGAAAACAGTAGCCAAAATTATTGAAGAAATCTCCGCCGTACTCCCGGCTAAACCTTACACCACGTTAGCCGCTTTATTGGCCGACAATGCACCGGCTATCAACACCCTCGCTTATGCGTTGGATACTGATGAATTCTACGTTAAAACTGGCGCCTCGACATGGACAAAATCGGCACAAACGCGGATCGAAAAAGCCGAAGAAAATATCGAAGATATTTTGGATATCAAGAAAGTTGAAGTCAAAAAACAAGCGGTCGGCGCGATTGGCATTGATGCTTTTTTGAATACAGGTTGGAGTAATGCTGACGCACTTGAAGTTTTCACTTTGGCATCATGGTCGCCCGGTGCCAATAACAAATACATTTCATGCCCAACCAACAACAACGTTACGCCGTACTTGCGAACGGTTGAACAATCTCGCGATCAAGAGGTTTCAACCTATATGCGATTGGGAACTATTTATCTTCGATTACGCGATGATAAAGCGTTGTTCTTTACGATCAACGCGAATATCGATCAAGTAGAGATTGGGGTTGTGAAAGGTTTGGAATCCGGTTCGCCTACATCGATTCAGCTTTATGCCTTCAATTACTTGACCGCGATTCAGGCCGTTGATCCTGGGTTTTCAAGAGATGTAACTGAAAACATCGTTTTCACTTTCGGCGTTGAGGGTTTCGATTTTTATTTCAAGTACAACGGAGTTGAAATTAAGCGATGGAAGGATTACGCTTGGCTTCAATCGAAAGCCGGAAAAATCGCGGTAAAATCGCTTGTCAATCCTTACGGTTATCGAAACTTGGATGCCCAATTCTTCCCCGATAAGGAATTGCATTCTGATACAGAAAATCTGAAATTTGATCTTCGTGATTTCGGATTGAAAGATTTGAAAGCAACAGGTTCGATTCCCGCCGCATCAAACACATTGACACTTAATCAAAATCCCGGTTTCAAAGTCGGCGACACGGTTATTGTTGAAATTGGCAATGAGGAAGGTCGCGGGAATCCTGGGACGGTTGGCGTTGGTGGAACTTGGCCAGCGTTGAGCTATGCGGACGAAGCAACAATGAATGCGGATTTGAGCAAACCCAATGCTCAAATTGCATGGAATGAAGAAAACGGGCGAGTGTACCAATATGTTTCGTCTAGCTCGACGTGGTTCATTCGGGGTCTTTCGCCGTGGTACGTTTATCGAGTTGTGCCCTTGTCGCTGATTGCTAAAATTACAGCGATTGCCGACAACGTATTAACACTTGATACACCGTCTGTTGCCGCCGCCGAATATGCAACTGTGTATTACGCCAATACAAAAAAAATGACCGATTTTGTATTAGGCGATGTTTATACCGAAGATAGCGGCACTGCTTACCATGAGTGGTTGCCTGAAAAGGCAATCATTGAAATACCCAAAGGGCGATTTGCTTTTTCGAATATTGTCAACTTTAAGACTGCGAATCGAAATGGCTGGACGCTTCAAGGTAAAGGGGCAAAAGTTACCGAAGTATTCAGCCCGAAAGGCGTTGCAAGTATGTCGATCGCGGCATCCAACATGACGGGCATTGTAATTCGAGATTTCACGATTCGCGGCAATGCCCGTAAGGTGGGTTTCGGTTTTTCAGATGTGGTCATGCGGGTCGCTCAAAGCTCGCAAACAATTTTTCCATCGGCTTCAGGTTACCCGCTTGGCGTAACACTAAACGGATGTACCAACGGTTATGTCTGCGATATTGATTCCTACGATATTTGGCAAGGGCACGTTTCAATCAGCTATTGTACGGACACAAAGGCCGAACGAATCAACGCACGCATGACCGATGGTTTAATGCAATACATTCAATGGCTCTTGATGATTTCCGATTCGACACGCGGCGGCTTTCAGGATTGCACAATTGAATCGCCAATTATGACGGCGGCGCTCGAAACTTTTCGTTCGACGGGTTCAGTATTCAAAGACATTCGAATTTTGAACGGCGGCATATCTTGTAACAGTTCTGGCGATTGGTTGATGGAAGATATTTCAATTCGACTTCAAGCAGGTACTTGGCCCACGAACGGATCATGGTCAATCAACAATCCGTTGATGAATATCAACTCAAACATTCAACCCCCTGACGCATCAATGCTACTTGGTGGAACCGTTCGGCGATATCGAGTCATTCAAGAGGGCGTTTTAGACGAACTGACCTATAATCCATTTTGCATTATCGTTAACGCCGATAATCCAAACATTACAATTGAAGGCACTTACGACGGTTTCCAAACATGGCACCCCGATATTTGTCAAGGCCCGGACGCACAACCTAGCGGCGGATCACAACGCGGAACCGTGTTAATCAACTCGACCGGCGAGAATACAATCGTCCGCAATTGTCGAGTAAAGGGTAAAGCCCCGTCGTTATATGGCGGATTCGCCAATATCCATTGTACAGGGGCGGGCGCTCAGATTATAGATAATGTCGTTGATGATATTGTTGCGCCCACCGGAACGATCAGTGGCAACCGAACCAACGCTGCTTACGGCACCGGTCCTTAAAACAGTTCCAATTGAACTTCGTTCGATGAATAGTAGCCCACGTCTTTTAAAATAGAGTGGGCGCGTCGAATGTACCAATCGTAATCCACATCGCGAGGCATACCGGTCAAATCCATTAACGGATTAGCGCCGGTTGTCTCACTAACGATTGCTTTGATACCTGCCGCGTTTTCGCTGGCGTTGCGAATGTCGCCAAATTCGTTTGTTTTCATGTACCAACGAATTACCTTGCCTAAATAGATACCATCTTTGACGGCACCACCTTTGACGCGGCGGACGAACAAAAACTTTTTGATATCGCGACATTTGGTTATTGTTTGTTCGATTGTAATTGGGTTAGGTTGTTTGCATGTTTTCAAATATTGCATAACCGCTTCTGTAACAATTGTTCCATTTGGATTAGTCATTAACGATTCGCGGTTTTTATCTTTGAACGATAAATCGTTCGTGTAAGCGCCTTTTGCTTTTATCTCCCCGTCCGCCCCGATGGCGATGTAGTTGTTCACGTCGCGGCTATGGATGCTCGCGTAGCGGCTTTCTTCGGTTTCGAAGCCTGTCAGACGTTCCCAGTCGCGAACAACGCTTAGGTAGTCGCTCTCGCGTCCCTGTGGGCACCTGATGACGATCCCGTCCGTGTTCGCGCTGACTACCCCGATTCCAACCCATTCTAGCATTTCGATCAACATTAAAAGCGATAATTGACCGCTCAACGTAACTTGCACTAATAAATCAGGCGAATAAAAAACAGACCATCGCGAGCCAAGTTTTCCAAAGCAACCGTTGATGCAAATCTTCAACGAGTTGGCACCGGACTTATCGCCCGCTTTCTTAGCGCTTAAACGTCGATCAACGATATCACGGTAAGTCTGCAAAAATGCCGGTCCTATGTGTTCGGGGAACAAATCTTGATTCAAGATGATTGCAGGGTAGTAGCTTGCCACGTCACGATCAAAGAGTGTGAATTTATCATCACTGAAAAATGTCTGACGTTGTTCGGATGAATGCAAACCGCCAATACCTAAACGATAAACGGATCGACCAATTCTAACAGACCAAAGATTAGTCGCTACTTTCAATTGGCCGTTAACGTCAACACGAACTTTACCTTGATCGTCAACAATAAAATCGGTTGCAAGAATCGAAGCGTGAAGCTGTTGAAGTTTCTCTGTATAGAATTTAACGTACACCGGGTTGCGATATTTGAATCGTGTTCCACCGGGCACTTTCGGCACAAATGCTTCAATTTGAGTCTTGGCTTTTAATTCCGCTGAAATTGCTTTTTCTGCGATTTGTGCATCGCTCAACGATCTAAGATCGACCCCGTACATTGAACCCATTGTCTTACGCAGTTCTATTGGTGCGTTTAGCGTGTAACGAAGGTGGCCTGTTATATACAAATCGTTTACGTTGTAGTGCTTGATTTTTTGCATTTCCTCATGGGTCAAATCGGCATGAGGATCAACCGGCAATTCTTGCAATTTATCAACGTGCATTCTCGCGCCGTATTGTTTCAAGCCTAAGAATTGAGGCGCTGCCGGTGCGACTTCCATTAAGTCTATGGTATCCGTTCGAAATTGTTTGAACTTACATTCTTTTTCAACTCGCCAAGCCGGGATACCCGCGAGAATTAGCTTATCGCTGACTGCTTTCAATTCGCCGTTATTGAAATTTGCAATAGCTGCCCACAGCATGGGCAAATCGAACGCCTTAGAGTTAAAGCCGGTCAATGTGAAAGATTGCGTTATCCATCGAAGCTTTTCGATGTTTATGACTTCCCGTTCGGATCGTTCAACGAAACAAACGCGACCGGTTTTGAATGACATAAAACCGATTAGAAAGAAATTGCGATAACATTCAACATCAAATAGAAGTTCGCCGCCGCGTTCAGCAAACAACTCTTGATCGGTCAGAAAGTTGATCGGCGTTATTGTCGGTTCCGGCAACTTATATTTAATTCGATCAAACATTAAAAAGGAACATCATCACAATTTGAGTTATGCAATTTTTGATGGTCAATTGGATGCAAACAAAGCAAATTATCGAAAGCGTTATTGGCGGGGTCTTCGTCGCGATGATGCACTTGCCAATTTTTTGGGATAATTGAGTTAGTTGCATCCATCCAAATCAATCGCCCAAGTGATATACCTCGCCTATAATTGCCATTAAAAAATAGAACAACGAATAAATGTTCGCCTTTTCGACCTTTGAACGGTTTTAGTTCTTTGCCTCGATGATTAAAAACCTTTCCTTCAATCGGGCATGTAGAATACTTGCCGCATTGAAGCAATTTCAAAAGCTCTTTATCAGAAAGCCTTTTCCATTTGCTGGGTTTCTTACTCATTACTTACCGTGAAACCACAAAGCACTAACGATGACGCAAAACGCATCAAACCCAAGCATCGGCAAAAACTGTAAAAAAGCATCTTTGCTCAATATTGGGGATAAATACAAATATAAAGCTAGGGTTGCGATTACACCCAACGATCCGGTGATTCCCACTCCACGAAAGAATCCGTCGAAAAACGGTACTCTGTTATCATCGTTGAAACTCATTATCTCACCCCTTTAGATCGATACCTGGGTAGTTTAACGGGTTCTTGGCACAAACGGTGATTGGCACCATGCCTTTACCCATTGTGGCAATCCAGAGGCGACCTGTTTCTTTCATGTGGTCAATTTGTTCAAATGTCGGTTTCCAACACGTCAACACGGCGGGAAAGCCACCCCAGACGATCGTTGCGGCGCAGAGCGAGTACACTTCGTCTTCTGTCATACCGGACGGCGGACCAAAGACCGCATTGGATTCATCGAACGCGGACGGATGCAACATCCAATCTTCGCATTGTTCTATAAATTTCTTGTTAGACTTGATAGCAACAATTTTATTGAGTTTTTCAACGAGTGCATCAACCGCAAGTTCGAAGCACTTTGAGGCGTTTGGTTCGTCTAACGCTTTACCGCATTCTGCGAATTTTCGATAGGTTGATTCGTCAACCTCGATATTGTAAGTAGTCAAAATAGAAACTCCAAGATTTGCGGATATTCGCCAGAAACGTCAACCTTTAATTGTCGGGTTTGGCGGCACTCTGAAAATCTATCCAATGCTTCCGCCGTTGACTGTGGGCAATCGCTTTCGGAATGTTGCCGCCACCACTCATGGGATTTGTGTTTCACAAAACCTTTTTCGCTTGGTTCAAAACCCAACCAAACGTTGAATTGTTGCATTCCGCAAAAATACTGCACGCGGACTTTATCGGTTTTGCCGGGCTTACTGTGCAAGTAGGCGTTCATAAGTGAGACTGTTAATATTTCAACTTCGGGTTCGACTTCCGAACGCCGAATGATTTCCGACATTGACGCTTCGGATTTGATCTTAGTTTTGAATATGAATTCGTAATTGCAATTTGAGTCACAGCAAAACCTTGCCGTTGTATGATTGTAAGCGCCACATTCCGGGCACAATTTTACGGGCACTTCCCCTGTGCCGGGTTTCTTTTTTCGATTCGGAATTCGCGGATCGTTAATCGGTCCCAATCGATTTGTGTTACCCGCGTAATCAAGCACAATGCAATTATGCTTGCCGCCCATTTTCATAGCTTCGCGACGATTTTCAATGTGTCTCAATTGTTCAAAATTATAAGAAGGGTGGAAGTATGGGCGGGTGCCGCGTCCGTATTTTTGAACATGCAAGACAACGCTTGTCGTTGGTCGCAAGTCCACGATGCAATCTACTTGCGGATGGTCAAATCCGGTGGTCAAGATGTTATTTGAAACAATAGCACGAAAGCGACCGGCTTTGAACGCCTCAATATAACCATCGCGGGTTTCATCAGCTAATTTCGAATGAACGCAACAAGCACCTATGCCCATTTCGTTCATTATGCGGGTTATCTCTACACAATTCTCAATACCGGCACCAAACACAATCCAGCTTTGTCGATCGCTGGCAATTGCCCATGATTCCGCCAGCGCTCGCCGCGTAATGTTTTGTTTTCGAACGGCATTAGCTAGATCGGATTGAATAAAATCCCCCGCTAATTCTCGAACGTCGGTAACGTCAATGACAACGCTTGTTTGTTTCGGCACTAGCGGCGATAGGTAACATTCATCGATAAGACGATTAAAAGCGTGCATTCCTGTTATATCGAAAACTAAATCGGTGAAGATAGGCGGACGTTCGTTACCTTCACTGTCGAAAGTTGGATCGGTTAGCTTTCCTTGCCCCATTCGGAACGGTGTTGCCGTCAATCCGACAACTTTCATATACGGATTGATTTCTCGCAACTCTTGTATCGATTGTTGATACATACTCGAATTCTTCGGGCTAAGCAATTGGGCTTCGTCGATGAAAAGTAAATCACGATGCCCCAATTGTTGAATATTTCTATTCGCCGACTGGATCGAACCGAACACAATCGGCGCGAACGCTTCCTTGCGATCTAACCCGGCTGAATAGATTCCCACCGGGGCAGTAGGCCAAACTCGTTCAAGGGCAACCCGGTTTTGTTCAACCAGTTCTTTAACATGCGTTAGCATGCACATTCGGGAATTTGGATATAAACCAAACGCGCGTTGCATAAATAGCGGTGGGATTAGACTCTTACCTGTGCCGGTCGGCAAGGCAATCAAAGGATTACCCGTTCTACCGTCTATGAAGTATTGCCAAAGAGCGTTTACCGCTTCGGTTTGGTATGGTCGGGCGTGTACTTGATATTCGCGAGTTATCATTACTTTAATCTATGTGTCCCATGTTCAATTTAACGATAGATAGCTAAGTTCAGAACATCGGATGCAATAGTTGTTGAAACAATCGATACAATGAGATTCAACCTTAATTTCAATTTTACCATTGGGCAAAACTGTTTCTTCCAAAATGCGAAAAAATTCGCTGTAGAAAGTTTTTTGCCACGGTTCTAAAATGATGAAAAACATTATCGAACAGCTTTCCAACTAGGGCAACCAGCGGGGATGACGTGTGCGGGGATAACGTTGTTTGGCGGTGGCGCAATGTCACAAAGCCATTCGCCGTTTGATCCGGGTGTACTGTTGACGCACGATCGGCAATTCTTCTCGATTTCTTTGCCGTTGTGGCATACACCGGAAAAGGAACACCATTTGCAAACGAAATTGGTAGGCGACATTGCATATTTTGGCGGTGGTTCCTTCGCGGTAATAATCATGCCAGCTTTGTCTAGCATTGACTTACCATGCTCCCAATCAAGTTCAAGCAATTCCATATATAAACGATCGGAATTTTTATCGATACAAACGTACAAGCAATATTTCAATTCGGTCTTAAAGCCGTAAGTGCAAACCTGCGACCAATGCACCGGTTTGCAAATCTTCATTCCTTCCTTTTCAAGCTTGTTGAATTCCGTCATATTTGACGTTTTGAACTCAAACAAAATTTTATCAGGAATCTTAAATCGTTCTGGCAATTTGCCAACGTTATCAAGTGATCCGCCGAAATGCCCCTCAATGTCGGAAATTCGAATTTGATCTTCAGGTGTAGCTTCAAACGTACATCCGATACCGGTAAGAAATTCAATGATCGCGGGTTCCTCGCGGTGCCCTCGCTGAAACAATCGCATTATTTGACCGGCTGTTCGGCTTGTCCCTTCGCCGTAATTTTCACGCTTGACCCAACGGAATCCGTACCATAGCTCGCGAGCGCAAGGCTTGCCGATCACGGACGCGCCCAAATGTTTTCGATGCCCGTCGTCATACCGCTTTACACACCAATCATCAATATCAACCGCAAGAGTTTCAACGATCTTCGCGCGATCTTCAGGCTTGGTAATATCAATTGTTTCTTCGCTCTTTGGTATAAAACCGCGACCTAAACAATCACTGCAAGGTCCGGTTAACTCGCTGCCCCCGGTTCCTTTGCATGTTGAACACTTCATAATTTGACGCCTTCGTTTAGTCTGGATTGAATTGATTCGCAATTCCATTGCGAAACATCAGTTGTAACACATGAACGATTCAAATATTTTGCAACGGTTATCGTTGTTCCACTGCCGCCGAAACCGTCAAAAATCAAATCGCGTTCCTCACTGTAGGCTTTAATGATTCGTTCGATGTATCGCTCGGGTAACTGGTTTGGATGCCCTTTTCGCCGTTCGCGATTGTTACCTTGCACCCGCCCCCAATTTAATTCACCTGTCGTCGGTTCAACAACCATTCCATCAATTGAATCAACACCCCAAACTGTGCCGAACGGAACATAGCCTTTATATCGACTGGTTGCTACGCGAGGGTCACCCATAAGCAAACGTTTTGATTCGGTCAACACGTTTTCGACATACCATTTTTTCGGTTCACCTTCCTTGCGAACAACGACGGCGCGACAATGAGTTTGAATAAAGTTATTGAAATTACATTGACCAAAATTATAGGCCCATACAAGTTCGGTTTCAATAAACCGATCGATTTTCAATTCCCAAAGGGCTTTCAGTATTTCGCGGGATGCTTCAACGCTACCGTGTAAGACCATGGCCGCACCGGGTTTCAATCGTTGCCAATATGCGTTGACCCAAGTGTAAGTAAAAACTCTGTACTCGGCATGAACTAACGAATCGTTGTAACCCTCATATCGTTGACCAATGTTAAACGGCGGGTCCGCAATCATCAAATCGAACCACTGTGGGCAGAACGGATTAACGTTGAGGTAATCGCGGCAATCGGAATGGATAATTTGATGATTCATCCGAAAAACAACCAATGCAAAAAGCAAAATGTTTCGAATCCAATGAAAATTGGAATAAACATGCAAAGTAAAATTGCAATATCTTTTACCGTGTCTTCATCTATTATCATAACATTCCGGGCATTCCAACTGACCTAAACCGCCGCAACAATCACAAATTTGAAACTCGCCAGTGTCACTACAAACATCGTAGTATGTGCAAATTTCGCCTTCACCGTCGCAATCGGGACATTTCACAATCTTAGAATCCCCGCAACACTCACATTGAATTGAGCGCGTTAATTCATCCGGTTCATCGATTGGATCAATAGGGGACATTACAAGCCTTAAAAGAAATCGAGCGACCTGTTAAGGTAAATTGGTGGGAAAGCACCAAACGCTCGATTTTCGGTTTTATCGATACCGCAACGATTAGGACGGAGCGTTTTTGAAACAAGGGTGGCATTGCTTCCCGCTACTGGATTGCCCAGTGCCACCACAAGCTTTGCAATGAGGGTCAACCCTTCACTGCGCAGGCGGAGCTCCCCACGGAACGCCTTGTTGTGGCGAGGGTTGTTGCGGTGGTTGTTGCGGTGGTTGCTGTGCCTGTTGAGGCGCTTGCTGCCACGGTTGTTGTACTTGTTGAGGGGCTTGTTGCGGTTGTTG